CTGCAACGTTCGCAATATCAGGTCTAAATTCTGACCCCCGAGCTATTTTTAGCTCTTTTGCGCGTGTCGCATTGACACACTCGCCCTTGCTGTCATGTGATCCAGCCTCTTAACATCTGAAACCGAGGCTGGACTCATTGACAGCGTTTAGTACTAGCCGGGTGTTCCGACTGTACTCCTCGTACAGCTCGCTACGTCCCCACTTACCACCTTGGACAAGGTACCGAAGGTATCGGTCCTCTTCATCAGGAAAGGATACACTCTCGTCAAAAGAATCGACAATCGTGCATACTTCTGGATATATCCAAGTCTGGGAGTAAGCGAATAAGTGACGGTTTTTTCCTCCTACAGGGCCCAAAAGCCCCAGAGAGGGAAGCCACATCCGTTCGTGAGTCTGACGAAATTCACTTAAGGATGCCTCGCTATTTTCTCTGTAAAAGCCGAAAATAGGCGATGATGTGTGTACAAAAGGTATATCGCGAATTTTCCGACGTACCTTTACCACATTGGATATGTCCGTCCGTAACCTAGCACACGTGTGACGATATCCCTTCTTAAAAAATGCCTCTTCGAGGCGAAGGAACGTCGCCAAATCGCATGGAGCTGAACTTCTATGTAAAACGCTTTTGTAGCGTAAGGGCGTTACGTTCATGCCATTATAGGCATGAATTCCGCAGCTTTCACGGAACAGGCTTTTAACGAAACTCTTCTCGGCGTTAAATTTCATGCCGAAATACGGAAGATAATCATAAACAGCCTGAACGGCATCGACGGAAACAACAATATCGTCTCCGTAGACCCAAACATCCCGTGTAACAGCGGCGGGCAGCGAGGAAAGCTTCAAAATGGCCTTTATTAATGCATAATGAACTAAGGCCATAATCGGAAAACAGATCGCAGAACCCATAGGTGCAATTTTATTAATGGGCATATACTTAATAAATTTAAAGCCCTTCACCTTTGGGAGCTCAATGATGTCTGTAGAGACGGCTTCAAGAGCACGAAGAAGCTGCTTGTTACCACCAAACAGATAAAAAACGAGCTTTCGCGAGATTCGGTCAGAAGCGGCGGACATATCTATGGTCGCCCACTGCCTCGTCTTCGAAGCTGCTAAAGCAAGTTCACCATTAACCAGCTGTGACGTAAAGTTCACGTACCCTTTTGTTAAAGGATGGGCCTCTATCCGCTTAACCATACCGCGGCGTAGAGCTTGCTGGAGGAACTGTACTTCATTTTCCTCTATGCAAATACCTCGGTCCTTCACGGCTGTTTTCGGAACAAATTTAAACCGTGCAGTAGGAGGCGCTGCAGAACCCGTGTAACTCGGGGTTCTTCTGTGTTTTCGTCTGCCTACGTTAGGCCAACAGGGGTGATCATTAAAACCCCACCTCGGCTGAGTATGTGCCGGGGCTCGTGGAGGATAAAACCACTCCTCGATGTTGAACACTTCGTTAAGCTTGTCAAACCACACCGACGGACGAAATCTTTCGGCGTGCTTCGTAGGGGTATTCGTTGCACCTGGACCCGGGCGAGGTATAAAATCACTCGCCTGGTTTCTATCAAAAGGATCCAGTCCATGCAATACTCGCGTTATGAGGCTTTTGGCCTCACGCGCGATATCCCTAGTAACATCCGTTGACCAATCTATTTGAGAAAGGTCAATGTCAGTTTGTACGAAGTCCACGAGCTGCTCGCGTGTTTGTTTTATCGGCACCTTGCTCTCGGTTTGTACTTTTTTGAAAGCTACACAGAACTGATAGACAAGTCCTATGCATTTAGAGGCCTTGTCTGAGTCAGGCGATTCAAGAATAGGCTTCACCAGACCCCTGAGAAAATGGGGCCCAGTGATCCCGACTGATTTTGGCTTCGAAATTTTGAAGCCCTTCGGTCGGAAGGCCTGTTCCTTTCGTTCTAGACAAAGAAGTAAACTGTCAAAAAACGAAGGAAGGGTTACGGTAGCAAATCGTATACCCTCTGAATCCAACCGGCGAGATGTTGTACAAATGTCTCGCTGGTAGTCAGCGTTGCCGTACTCAGAGAAAAGTGTCCTAGTATCGCGAAGGATATCCATAAGGCTATTTCTAATAAAACATAAAGTAGCCACAGGATCACTATCATGTCGGCGGTTTTCCCTATTATTTTGTTTATTAAGGGGTTTCCTCCGGCAAGTATGTGTTTCAATTCCCTTTCGAGCATTGCTATTGCTCCGCGGTACACCTCTTGTAGAAGAGGGTTTGTTGGCTCTTCTGGCTCGGTGGAGTTTTTTGTCCATCGTTGCCTCCAGCCAACGTCCCGTTCGTCGGTTTTATCACCATTGCGGGAGTTAGGGGTTAGTAAACCTAGCAGCAGCTTGGCCAGCGGAAATGCTATCGCTGGGAGGCCCATAGCTAGATATGGCCTTGCCGAAACCGTTTAACAAAATCGGCTTCTCCAACTGCACTGACCAAAATACCCAGTTCTTCTTCAACCTCTTCGTCGGAAAATTCGACGGCGCCGGTGATCGTTATATTGATCGTCAGCAAATGGAGGCTGTCATCGTCCGAAATAGCGGCAGGATGCCGCTTGACAGTCCGCTGCAATAGATCGCGGCGGAAGCCGGACTTCAAGACTCTTTGGTCATGTTTCACGACCAATTTGGATTCTGCAGATGTATCCGCATCGTCCTCAATCCAAGTACCTACTATGGCACGAGGGTTGCTTACGTCTTGAGAGAGGAAACTGAAATCATGGTCTACGGGTGTGCCCGCACCATCGGCGAGTGTTACCGGGTTGTCGAACAGAGACATTGGACTTGCTCCTTATGTTGTTATTTTTTACAGCATAACCCCGCTGGTTTAGGGACCCGATTCCTCGGGTAGGGTAAGTTGAAATTCGAAGTCGATGACCTTCAGAGTTACCACAGTGCTCGTACGAGGGCGGAGAGATTGAGTGCCTGTTTAGATGTTGGCACGGTTAGCCTAGGTAAGGCTACACCCCTGTTAGGACTGGTCAATCTCCGCACGTAGTGTGACCCATAAACCCCGGTAACAACCTGGGTAGTCTGGGACACATCAAACTCGAACGGTTGACTGCCTCCTATTATAGCGAGGCTCCCGCCGATGGGCTTATAATGGACGCCAAGCGATGCTTCTGTTAGAAGCGACTCGCAATATTGAAGCATCCTGAGCTCAACATTGGGATCTTTCTGCATGAAACCAATGGCTTGGTCAACTTTGAGAAAGTAATCTAACACAAAGCTGAAAGGTAAAGCATTCCAAACCACCCGCGCGTTCAAATCTAGCCCATACATTCGCTTTATGGCATCCCATTCTGTCCTCATAGAATAATTATAATTATAGGACATAGTGGCGACATAAGTAGTCGAGGTATGACTCCCTTTGTACATAACACCCCATTGGAATGGGGTACCAAAGGAAGTCTGTTCGTCGATCAATTCAGTATAATGGGAGTTTTGTATATTCTTCCCACGATCGAAGAACTCCTGCTGCGCATTTTTCACGAGCGTTTGTAATTGTTCCGCGAAGGTAACACAGTCGCGGATGAGAGGATCTATCGCAAATACTTTCGTAAGATAGGCCTCTGCTAGACTTTTACTACCGGTGTTCACGAAACGAAGAACAGCTTCAGATGTTGAACCCGAAGCGACCTTCTTTTCTGCAGCTTTAATTTTCGATTTCATTGACTTCACCCGCTTACCAAGTTCACTGAACTTGATACGGCAGATGTGTCTGGCAATGTCCTTAAAATCCTTTAATTCATATAGGAAATTAAGGGCATCAAATTCGCCTTGAAATCGTGGCTGCATTGACCACCACGCACGGCGCCTAGCGTCTTCCAAGTCCTGCCATAATACGGCAGGTGATTGAAGCGTCAGGTTATTAGGGGTAAACCCCGCGGGTTGGGCAAACCTGCCGTATGGCAGGCAATACCAACCTACGCCCGATGGAATTATTAAACTCACCGGGTAACACAAACCTTGGAGCTTCAGATTCGAACACGCATTAAATCGCGGTTTCGAATTCTCGGTTGACGAGAACACTTGGCTAGCGGTATACTCGGAGACTGCGGTGCGGACAGTAGCTCTTCGCTCCCGTCCGTATGCGTAATTATGCGCAATATTATCCCAACCTCCGTTTACCATTAGGGTCCAACTACTCCTATAAAAGGAGAGGTTGTACCACAATTTGTCACCAGTGTCCCCCCATGTGAATGGGAGTGGGCGCTGTTTCTGCATTACTACGTACCTCCTCTGAGATATGGTAACTGGTCGGCGTGGGGACTATCCCCACG